CGGGTGCGCCCCAAAGTTGACGCGCGTGCCGACAAGCGCCGTTACACCGCTGGACGCCAGCAGAAGCGCGCGCATCGCTTCTTCCATGGGTTAGTTGTGCCCTTCTGCAATCTCAACGGCAGCGGCAAACAGTTCAGCCTCTGCCTCCGTCATGTTGTGGCGCGATTTGGCCTCATCGGCCCATGCGCCAAGCGCCTCAATGAGACGCTTAAAGGATTCCAAGTCCTGAATTTTAAGGTTCAGATTTGCAGTCATCCGTGCCATGTTCTATCCTCTCGCCTGACGTTCGGCCCGGCGGGCAGCGCGTGCCGTCGCTTTCTCCAGTTCCGACCACAATTCCTGTCCCAGACGATCCAGCAGAGCTTTGCCGTCTGCATCCCACGCTGGCCGCATAAACGGTTGCGGTGGAATGCCGGGGTTCTGCGAGCCTGCAAAAAGTCCCTTGTTGATAAACGGCGATGTACCAAACTCGGTAAAGATCGCCTGAGGCAGCGGTCCTGCGCCGACAAACATTTCTACGGATGCCTTGTCATCCCGAAACATCTTGCGGTGTTTCTTCTTTTCACTTCGGCTCAATCTGGTGCTGACGGCGATGGATTTTTTAAGATCGTATCCGCCTGTAGAACGGTCGTCCGGTGCCAATGCACGAGCAATTTCGGCCATCGGCATCGCCGCCGTCTTGAGTGCCCGCCGCAAGACACCCTTGCCAACCGCCTTGGTCAGGTTCTCCAGTTCCTTTTCCAGTTCGGAAAACCCCACCAGCTGCACAACCTCAGTCATCGACGCGCGCTCCTGCCGTAATCTCCAGCCACCGGCGACGACCGGCAGCTTCCTTGATCCCCGTGATCTCGTACTCCTCACCCTCGCAGACCAGCCGATCCTTCGGTGTCAGATCGACGGTGAAGGCAGACCACGGAACCATGAACCGCGTCGTGATCGCTGCGGCAACCTCGCCCGCCCGCCAGCGCTCGCCATCGCTCACATCGTTTTTCTTTGCCCACATCGCCACGCCGTGATCCTCAAAGTCCTCCACCTGCGAGAACCCGTCATCGACCAGACTGGCACGCCGAAACTGAATCCGCCGATCACTCAACCCATCCGTCATGCGGGCGCAATCCTGTGCTGAAGCATCAAGCTCAGCGCCGACGCAGGAAGCCCGTCGATAAGCGCCGGACCAGACCCACTCGATCCATCGAAGATCAGGGAACATATCTGCTTGACAGCCACGACCAGATCCTGCGGCGGGGTGGCATATCCTGCGGAATAGGAGATCTCCACCGGATAGCCGACGGGATCCACCGCGGGCCAGTCGGATGGCGGTAACAGCATCGCCGGAGAACTGCCGATAGCCTCACAGCCGGTAAATGCCTCGCCAGCGATCTCGACGCTGGTGACGGCCGTTACAATACCGCCCGCCAATACAACGGGACACCGCCCAGAGGGCAGGGACGCCAACCGAACGACGATGTCGCGCGGTGACAGCAGCCTCTGGGTGAACATCTCTACCGCTGCCACCGCAGCAGCGGTGTAGGATGTAACCAGGGGTTGATCTGCCGTATCGTTTTTATCCAGCCGCAGATGTTCCTTCATATCCGCAACGCTGATGAACGGCACGGGATCCGTGATCGACACCAGAACCCGCCCCCCCTGCCGAAAACCGAGCGTCACTTCGCCACCACTTCGGCCACGCCCAAGCCGACAAGGCGCTCAGCCTCATCTGCGTCGACCTCAATGACGGACCCCTCACCCCACGACTCGCCATCGCCGGAATAGATGCACGCCAGCCGCACCGCGACTTTCTTCGCGGCGCCGGATTTCGTTCTCGACATGATCGTCTCCTGTCTGGCTTCAAGAAAGAGGCCGGGAACTCCCGGCCCCTCAGGAAAGTCAGCGCACCGATCGATCAGCTGGCGGCGTTGACGAACACCTTCACCGCACCGCCAACATCGACAAGGTTGCCGCCGGTCCGCATCCAGGCAAGGAATCCGACCTGGCCCTTCTTCGTGTAGGCGCTGTCGGTGAAGCGGAACATCTCGACAGCCATCACATCGCGGATGTGATAGAACGAGAAGTCGCCAAAGGCGATCGACCGCGCGCTCGCCGCCATGTTGACCATGTGCTGGTTGATGGTGATTGGTGCCCCCAGAAGGCGATCCGGCGCGCCTTCCGGGTTTCCGGTCTCATAGCCCGGCACGAAGATCGGACGCCCATCGCTGTCCTTCATCTTGCGCAGCTCGCGCAGCGTGGTGTCGTTGAACATCCAGCGGATATTACCCTGCTCGCGATAGGCCGGATCGACCGAATGCTGCAGGTTGACCAGACTGTCATAGGTCACGGCCGTCACCTGGCTGCTCGAATTTGCCGCCGTTACGCCAATGGTCGCGGCAGCGACCACGCCGAATGGCTGCGCCGTGCCGGTCCCCAAGGTAAACAGACGGTTGGTCACTCGCCCAAGCCGCGTGGCAAGCCGTCCGCGCACAAACGCCTCGATGTCGACGTTGCTGTCCTGCAGCAACTCGAACGGCACCGCGACCACCTTCGACGAGAATTTGTAGACCGGCAAACCGATCGTGCCAAAAGCCAGATCGAGATCTGTCGCGGACGCGTTTTCGGCGATGATCTCACCCTCTTCCGAGACCCCGTTAGATGTCGGGAACGACATCGCGCCAATGCCTGAGGTCTGGATCACGGTCGACACGGCGCGCATACCACCAAAGGCCTTCAGCGCATCCAGAACCGACGTCGCGACCGCGCTGTCGACGGTAAAGCCGCCCTCGCTGCCGGTCGTCGTCGACATCGTGTTGCGGATCGTGTTCCAGTCTTCCTCGTTCAGCGCCTTGTCGCCACCCTTGAGCCACTTCGCATAGATGCTCAGACCGCGATCGCCCGAGTTGCGACCGTTGCGCGCAGCCGCCTCAGCCACATCGTCCACGCGGGTATCTTCCGCCAGGCGCTCGTTGGCGGCCTGCATCCGCGCGATCCGGGCATCGATCTCGTCGATGTCGGCCATGGCCTTGTCATAGACCGGTTGATCATCGGCCGCATTCCATTCGGGCTTGCCAACCAGTTCATTGAGCGCGTGGGCGATCTTGCCGCGCTGCTCGCGCAGAGCTTGAATAGACATTGCTGTCCCTTTCCTTATTGTGAATGCCGCAAGACGCGGCAACGATCCGGCGCGGCGCGCTCAGATGGGGGTGGCCACCAACCGGGCCGCAACGCGGCGCTGGCGGGTCTGGCGCAATTCGGATTGCAGCGATGCGGGATCCGCATCGTCGCGGGCCTTGACGCCCGGAGATGGCTCGGTGATCGCCGCCGGTTGCCATGGTGCGGAGGCATAGGCCGACAAGTCCCACCGCGCGGCCGGCCGCTGGGTGTTCTCTTCGATCACCCGATCGGCAAGTCCGGCCTCCACAGCCTCTGCGGCGTCGAACCATGTCTCGGCCGCCATCAGACCCATGTATTTTTCGGCGTCGTCATCCCCGGCGCGGCGCGCATAGCTTGCCGCGATCTGCTTGTCGATCTTCGACAGCAGCGCCGACACCTGGTCATGATCGTCGGAATTTCCGATCGTCAGGCCCCAGGCCTTGTGAATCATCAGCATCGAGCCTTGCGCCATGACACATTCGGCACATTCGGCGGCGATCACCGACGCAGCCGAGGCAGCAAGGCTGTCGATCTGCGCAGTAATGGGGCTCGAATGCGCCCGCATAGCCGCGACCATGGCCTGCGCGCCGAAGACGGACCCGCCGGGGCTGTTGATCCGCAACGTCACCGGACCCGATGTCTCCGCCAGCGCGGCGATGAATTGCCGGGGGCTGATGCCCCCCATCCAATAGGCCTCGTCTTCATCCATCGCGATCGTGTCATAGACCCAGAGCGTGTTGCCTTCGGCCCTGAATTCACCTTGGCCCTTGTTCGCCAGGCGCATCTTGATCGTTTTATCCATTGGGCGTGCCCTCATTATACGTCGGAACTGTGCCGACCATTTCACGCGGCAGGCGCAGCATCTCGCGCGCCTCCTCGATCGTCATGAACGCGGGCTCACCAGCCCGGCCCAGGGCCACGCGGACGGAGGCGAACATCGCCTGGGTATCAGCGCGCTCCAGCTCAGTCGTGTCGAACTCTGCGACCCGATCGGCGGTGCGGAAGAACTTGCGGTTCATCTCGTTCTGAAACGTGTTCAGGTGATCGCGGAGCGTGTAGCGCACGAACGACGATCCCATCGCCTCCACGCCGGTGCCCCAGCTGCTGGTCTTTTCCATGTGCCCGATCATGAAGGGCTGCACCCCGAACGCGCGCGCGATCTCTTCGACCTGGAATTTGCGGGTCTCCAGCAGCTGCATTTCTTCCATCGGCATGGTCAGCGTCTTGATGTCGAGACCGCCCTCAAGGATCATCGGCTTTCCCGCCTTGTCCGGGCCGCGATGCTCGTCCAGTTTCTGCTGAATTCGCTCGAACTGGGCGTCTGTCAGATTTTGATCCGTGCGCAGCGCGTAATCCGGGCGCGCCATGTTCCGCAGGAATGTCTCGCTGAAATCCTGCGCACTGATCGCAAGCGATCCGCTGTTGCGCAGGCTGTTGCGCAGCGCCGACAGTCCGCGCAGGCCGTTGAACCCGAACCCCGGAACGTGCAGAACATCGTCCTGATCCAGAACCCGGACCCGCATGACCTCGGGCGATGGACGCTCGATCGTCGGGTCGGGCTGTATCTCATAGACCAGGCGCTGGCCATCGGACGTTGCGATAACCCGCACCCGGTTCGGATGGATTGGCACCAGACCAACCACCTGAGTGCCCCGACGCATGATCTCAGCGAATCCGTCGCCATGCAGCAACTTTGACGCGGTGAGGAACGCCCACCCGCTGGACGCTGTCCATCGCGGCGAAAATTCCTCGTTGAGAACCCACCACAAATCGGCGTTCACGTCGCGCCGCAGGTCGCCGTCTGTCGACCGCTTGTAAATGTTCATCGGGAGCGCCGCGATCGCCCCGCTGATCAGGGTCACACACGCCGACACTGCCGTGATCTGCATCACCGCACGCTCCGATGGCGATGCTCCACCGCCACCGGTCAGCGATTCCCAGATGCCATCGCCGCGCCGGATGGCCGAACTGTCGCCCTGCGACCGCGGCGAAAACAGATCGCGAACGCGCGAAAGCAGGCTCATGCCACCCGCACCCTCGGCTCGACACGGCTGTCACGCGCGGCGATCGGGTTGCGCCCCATCAACTCCGCTGCGTTGAACATCGCAACCACCGGGTCGATCTTGGCATCCCCTGCGGTCACCTTTTCGATCACCACCATGCTGCCCACCCTTTCGGCCTTCGCGTTGCCTACGCACCAGCTCATCATC